TTCTACTCCAAGATCTTTGTCGTAGATCCACGCTGCGACATCAGCTAACAAAGCTTTCTGTTTCCAGATGTCTGAGAACGATGTGTGGTTTGGCAGTACCTGAGGCTTTTTGCAGGCAGCGTGTTCGAAAGGAACTAAGCCCCACCCCTCACCGTTAGCTGTGTTAATACCTGCGTCACATGCGTTATAAATAATGTTGAGCAAGGAATCAGGTGGCGCGTTTATATAATCAATATTCGTCGTTGTCATAATCAAACGCCCATCTGACTTAAGGTTCCTTCGTTTCATTTCTGACTCGAAGATCGCGCGAACATCCCACCCGAGATCCTTCTCGCTCATGTGCAGGTAGAGCGAAGCATCGTCTTTGCCGACTGCGAACTCGGCAAATACTTTGATCGTCAAGTCGATCTGTTTCCTGGGTTGATTTCTGTTTGCGTTCAGGATGATGAATTTATCTGTAGGCAGCCCTAGCTGTGAACGAGCTTCGTTCTGGTCGATGGGATAGAACTTAGAGACATCGATACCGTGGGGAATAACACCAAGCATCTTCGGCGTTACGCCGTGTTTCATCACACGCTGGGCTTGTTCGATGCTGAACGTAATAGCAAAGTCCCAGTCTTTGATAAACCGCATATGACTCTCTACATACCACTCAGAGTCAATAGGGAAGTATGCGATAAATTTAAATTTTAAGTTGTCTTTAAGTAAGTGTATGCGCTCCCATACCTGGTTGACGACCCAGATATCGTTGAGGCAAATGATGAAGTCAGGTTTTTCTTTCTCGACTATCTGAGGAAGTCGACCGATGCCGAAGCGGTCGTTTGGGTTGACAGCTGCTGCTGGATAAATCTTGTATGGAAGATCATGAGGATCGCCAGCGTAGTTAATCCCAACACAAACTATCTCATGTTTTTTCACCAAGTGCTCTAGGACGCTGTGTGTTACACGAGCAAATCCTGTGTTTGAGAGGATGTCTCCGTACCAGAGAATCTTCGCCATTTAACGGTAGAATCTTGCTAACAGTATACAGACAGTCTTCGATTTAAATGCCTAGCCGTGAAACTTTTGCTTATCGTCGTGCGCTAAAGCTCAAAGCAGCCAAAGCTGCCGATAGTGATGCGCCTGAGTTAGATACTATATTTACTAGAGCATCAAATGACTTCCATACGTTCTGTACGATTATGGATAAGGCTCCAGCAAAACACATGCTGGAGTGGCATAAACACTTGATCACTGGCGAGAGCAACCGGTATCTCATTGATATTGCGGGACCGAACCTGGATATTCTGGCGCCACGTGGTAGCGCTAAGTCCACTGTACTTAACCTATTTACTGCCTGGATTATTGGGAGGCACACAACTGCTGGTCTACCTCTTCAGATTATTTATTGCTCGTACAACATCGCCACGGCTATCCCTAAGAGTCGAATTATTAAGCAGATTATCGATTCGGCAACTTTTAAAAAGATCTTTCCAAAGGTCCAGCTCCGAGCCGGTATGCAGTCCGATATCGGCTGGTCTATTGACTTTGACTACGCCGGCATCAGCCGTGTGGGCGATGAGGAATTCACACTTCGTGCTGCAGGCTTGAGAGGCTCTATCACCTCAAAACGTGCGCACCTTGTTATTGTAGACGACCCTATTAAATCCAGTACAGATATTAAGAACCCTGCTATTAGGGATGAGATGAATAATAACTGGAGTTCCGTTATTGCTCCGATTATCTTCGAAGGTGGTCGCTCCATTTGCCTGGGTACTCGATTTCACCCGCTTGATATCCATAAAACTATGTTCATCCCTGATAAAGGGTGGAAACAGGTAACACAAGAAGCACTTACATATGGTGATGAAGGCGAACCTGAAAGCTACTGGCCCGAGCAGTGGAGTGTTGACTATCTGTTAGGTCAGAAGGAACTGGATCCTGTTGCTTTTGCTTTCCAGTACCAGCAACAGCCCGTGATGACTTCTGATCTTGTTCTGTCACCTGACCTATTAGTCAAAGGAGATGTTGTCACCGAGTTTGATTCCCTCGCTGTTGGAATTGATTTATCGGCTAGCAAAAACGAAACGTCAGACTACACAGCGTTTGTTTTAGGCGGTAGGTTAAAAGATAAATACTATATTATTGATGCGCACCAGGTGCGCTCCATAGGCAACCTTGAGAAGATCGATCTTCTTTGCAAGATGCTGGTCGAGTGGGGAATTCTTCAAGAGAATTCGAGTGGAGAGTTTTTCCCTACTTACTCCACATGTACGCTCGTTGTTGAATCTGTTGCTTACCAGGCATCTCTTTCTGCCGATTTGCGTCGTGTGCTTCTGAACGAAAGAGGCTTAGGAAATATTCACATCCACGAGGTCAAAGGCTTCCGTGGAGACAAGATCGCCCGGTTTAGGGGAACGCTGGGTCTCTTAGAGAATAAGAAGGTTATTTTCAATCGGTACCGAAAATTTGATGTGCTATTCGATCAGCTCGTTAATATAGGTGCTACATCTCGCGATGACCTTTTAGACGCGTACACTCACTTGATATGCTTCCTTCAACGCCGTGGCAACTTTCAAATGGAGTACTGATGTCTAAAAGATTTTTTATCTGCATCACTGCTCACGATCCGCTGAGTCGCTTTGACTCGTTACTAAAAGTGTTGCGGAGTTATGAAGATATTCCTGGGTACGCAGAAGTGTACATATTCATAGACAAAGAGCATGAAAAAGACAGCAAAGACTTAGACGAGCTTCTGTTTAATAATCTTCCTCATACTGTTTACTCTATTGAGGTAGCTCCTGCTGAGTATGAAGGATTCTATTTAACTTGGAGCCATAAGAGTTTATTAAAGTCTGCAGTACTAACTAAGTCTTTTGACTACTACATATATAGTGAAAATGATATGTTGTTTTCACCGGATAACTTTAATTACTGGGTTACTTATAAAGATTTTTTGAAGCCATTAAATCTTGAGCCTGGGTTTTGTCGCTTTGAAAGATTTGAAAATAAGTTAATACCTTTTGATAACTATAAGCAGTGGGCTCTTAACGGTTCCACGCCGTCTGTCTGGGGTGATGTTCCGTACAGAGTTCAAACTCATTTAACTCCTTATTTGGACTTTGTTGGGTTTGCTTCGCTAGGTAACCCGTACATGGGAATGATGATCTTGGATCAGGAAATGGCAGATCAGTACATAAACTCCGAAAGCTTCGATCCTGTAAAAAGTTTTGCTAAGACGAAAATTAGGTGTTGGCCCATCGCTGACCGGAGTTCTATGGGTCTTGCTTTTGAGGGGCTTCGAGCTGAGCAGGAGCATCGGCGTGTTGTGCCGATCATCAGAAGGGATGGCAAGATATCTATAGATCCTTGCGCTCTTATAGAGCATCTGGATACTAAGTACAGTAAAAGTCTTTTACAGGAACACGGGTCTCTGCTAGAAACGAACGATCTGTTTTTAACCTAGCCGTGGATATAAACGACGCGTTCATGTTTGATCAAATCGATTCTCTAGGGGATCCTCAGTCAGATAATGTTAATCATCCTTCTCATTACAATAAAGGAGGCATAGAGACGATAGATTATATTGAGTCTTCCTTGTCAAATGAAGAAATTAGAGGTGCTTACAAGATGAACGTATTAAAATACGTATCTAGGGAAGCTCATAAAAACGGATTAGAGGATTTGAAGAAAGCTCGCTGGTATTTGGATCGCCTTATTCGCTACTTGGAAAACGACAGCGTGGCGAGTTAAGATAAACGAAACAGTCTCTCTATATGGATATCCGCGCGTTTGGCTCTGTTTACGGGCAGACAAGTTCACTGCCTTATGCGTCTGGCTTTGGTTGGGCTCCTGCTTCTGGTCGAAAGAATTTTGCTTGCTGCCGAGCAATTTTTATTGAAGCTAAATCTAGCAATAGCAAAGATTATCTAACAGTTGAGCTTGCTGATGCTCCTGGGCAACAGGCCACTGCTATGAACCTAGGCGGTGATCAACTTGTTCCACTCGCTTGTACCGCTCTTATCAGCGGTAGCGTCAATGGCGTTTTTGTTCTTTACTGATGAACCCGTACAACAACGCTGCTTTTGGTTTTTCTCAAGCTTATCAAGCTCAGATGGCTGCTGCTAATGCTCAGCGGCAAGCTAATCAAGCTTCGGATACAGCTTTTGCAGACGACGCTGCAGATGATGAAAGTGCTTTGCGAGGTCAGCCCAACCCGCAAGCGCCAACTAGCGCTAATGAAAATATTAACGGGTACTCAGAAACTGATTTCGATCAGACCACGGATCGCGATTTAAACCTATTGGCTCGTGCTAAACGGAGAGCCTCGCGGTACCTAGAAGCTCAATAGTGAGTTAATATGATGCCAGCTTTGATCGACTGGCGTGCTGATCGACACCTTTCCTTATTTCAATGAGAAAGAACTTTTAGAGCTTCGCATTAAAACCCTTGAGAAGCACGTAGATGGTTTTCTGATCGCTGACGCGAACAGAACGCATCGAGGCGAAGAGAAACCTTTTACGTGCGTAAAAACGCTGAAAGAACTAGGTATTTCTGACGAAAAGATTCAAGTTTTACATATTGAGCTTCCGTCTGCTGAAGAAATAGCAGATCCCTGGCTTCGTGAGCGCGGTCAACGGGACGCTATTGGAGTCGGGCTTCATATGCTTCCAGATGATACGGTTTTTATTTGTTCGGACTGTGATGAAATTCCCAACCCTGATAAGTTTGACGAGCTTATAGAAACAGTTAAGCAACAAGATGAGTTAGTTATTAAATTGAGTATGTCTATGCACTATGGACGCGCGGATAAGCAGCTAATCACCCCTGACGGTGTTTTGTTTGATTGGAGAAATGCGTTTGCTTCCACGGTCGGATTTTTAAAGGAGAACGGAACCCTTTCGTCTCTTAGAGCTTCTACTGATAACTATTACTTTGGTAACCGTGATGCTGGTTGGCATTTCAGCTGG